AGACGTACCCGCCGCATTGTTTATCTGGTCTACATTTAATATCGAAGCCATCTATGCCTCACAGTATTGTTAAGTTGCCGTCAACCGTGATTGTGGCTGATGGGTCTATGGTCAGTGGGCCAATAGCCAGCGCATTTTCTGCCGTGGCAATTGTCGTGTTCTGCGTAACCGTCTGGTTGTTTGTGCGGAACACAGCCGTGTGTACTTTCGTTACCGTCGTCTGGAAGTTCGGCGCGGTAATGCCGCCAGCAAAAGTTCCCCCAGTTGACGCCGCCACCACATCCGCAAAGGTCTGGGCGCGGTAGGCTATAATTACAATCTCGTCATTCAGTGTAGCGCCAGTGACTAAAGTAACCGTGTCGCCGTTGCTGATAGTATAGTCTGTTTCGTCCAGATGCACACCGTTTAAAAACACATCTACCACAGAGCCAGTAAACGCCAGAATGGCGCTGTTTATGTCCGCACCAGTAAAGACTGTCTGGCTGGCTGTAGCCACATACTTAAACCGGATGACGTTGGTGTAGCTAGATGGCGTGTCAATAGAGCGCCCAAGGTAGCGCACCATAATCACATCGCCGTTAGCAGGCGCTGCGCTGAAGGCTAGGGTGTTGCCGGATGCCGTATATGCAGCCGAGGCTCCCGGTTCTTGAACCACGTTGCCGATAGTGACGATGATTGACTCGCCGTCTGGCACCGTCTGGGTCAGGCCAAACGAAGTCGTTGACCCATCGCCCGTAAAGCGCTGGGAAGCTACCGTTCCATAATTTGGTTCTGATCCTATGTATGCCATTAATCAGCTTCCTGTATAGTTAATTCACCCGCCTCGACTTGACGCATAATTTCTGCGTAGTGGCGGTTGGCTTGGTCGAGGGGTACGGACATTTCGATGCCGTCAATGTTGGCACGAATGCCAGCTTGATTGCCGTCTAAATCATTGTAATATTTTGCGCTAGTAATTTCCATCTTATAAGTCCGCATCCGCAGTCCAAGCACCACCAATAAATGAAGAGCCAGAAGTAACGTAAAAATATTGATTCGTGTAACTATTAAATGTTCCTGCCTCTGACCCAGAATAAGTATTGCCTGTTCTTATCAGAATTGGTGCCGCTCGCTTTGTAACGGAATAACTCCCATATATTACGGATTGATTTCCATCAAATGCGATGGCTCCTGTTTCATAATACCGCTGACACAGAGCTAGCTCTTCACCATAGCTTCTGTGTTCAAACGGCGTCGCTGTGTCGCCAACTTCTAGTTGGACGCCTGTGATGTAGAGGGTTGCTCCAGAGGTGCCGACGACAGAGGTGGAGCCAGTTGGCTGACAATAAAAATTCCCCGCCCACGTATTTGCAGTGGCAGAATACGTTGCGCCAGCGCCAAGGCTAAAGCCTACCTCTATGCCGATGCTGTTAGTGGTTAACCAAGTGCCGCTTGTATCACCCAAAACAGTAACGCTTTTGTGTTCCCACGTATCTGCAGAATTAATGGTATAAGAAAACGGCCACGAGCGGTTAAAACCTGAGTTAGTAAAATATCCGCCAAAATTCCCTGTTAGGGAGCTTCTCACCCAAAAAGACAGCGTAGCAGTTTTTGCACTAGCCGTTCCCCAGCCAAGGTATGAACAGTTTAAACCTTCAACCCGCTGGCGATACACAAAGAAATCCCCAGTCAAAACTGAATACGCCGAAAGGGATGTTATTAGCGTAGAGTTAAAAAATCCTGCAGGGGCAACAGAACTCTGCTCGAAAGTAAATTTTGAAGTAATTGTTCCTGTCCCATCAAAACGATCAAGGCCATATTGGTTTGATGCTGTTTGCGTATATGGGCCAGCCCCGCGCTGTGCCACCTGCATCGCACCATTGATGATAAGATTTCTGTGCGTAAGCACCTGATCCGTTACCTTTGGTACGGTAACGGCATCATCTGCAATACTGTTTGTATTAATGGTGCTTATCGGCATCTATTTACTCCGGTGAAGCCTGCGCTGCTAAATGCGCGGCGTATGCTTCTTTTATAGCATCTGTATGCACAGCGGTGCAAATAGCTTGAACCTCGGCGCTCTCGCCTGTTATGTCAGCGTCAGGGGCTACCGTGTGCCGATGAAAGCTACGGCTAATCTCAACCCCATCACGCTTGATGACTGTTGCGGTGCGTACTTGGACGTGCTTGTAGTCGCCTACGATTTCAATTTTGTCTTGTATTGTTTCTTCTGTTAGTGCCATCGTTTATCTCCTTTGATGGTTGGACTGTCAAACCTGATGTCCAATCAGGTTAAATACATAAATGCACCGTTCATATCGTTTGTACCATTGTAACAACCATTATTGTCGTACCTTCTAAAGGTATCTACACTTGTGCCGCCGACACCCTCTAGAATATACATAGTACCTGTTGAGGAATTTTCTCTACAGCAACCACCATTGTACGCAGAGGCTATTGCACTAAACGGAAGACCACTCATTCCTATGTTGCCTGCCCCATTAGTAGTAAATCTACAATTAAAGAAACAATAAACTGTTCTCCCTACTTTTACATAGTAGCCAGAACTAGATATATTAGTGAGTGTTGGGCTACTGTAAGTGACAATAGCACTAGGCGTCCAAGTCCCCTCCTCATAGTCATCCAGATAATTAGCCGAACCAGTGCCGCCCAAGTATGCACCGCCGGATAGGTAGAGGTTGTAGAAACGAGCAGTTGCGTCACCAAGTGTCAAAACACCATCGGAGGGCGCACCAGCGTTGTCGGTAGGATATAAGGCAGCACCGCCGCCTGTGAGGCCACCACCGCCTGAACGAGGGTCAAGAATAATAGATGAAACAACACTAGCCCGTGAAGCAATACTACCCACAGTGGTGCCGTCTTTGCGGAACTCAACAATGTCTCCGTCACTGGTCTTGCGGTTCAAATGCGTCACTACAGCATTATCGCGTGTGTGATACACAAATCCGTTAGCCCCAAGACCGTGACCAGCTAAAGTGCTGTTATAGCTAGTCGTACCCACCAGCAAGTTACCACTAAACGTACCTGTCGTTGCGGCAAGGGCGGCATTAGGATCATGCTCTAAGCGGCGCGTTACCTCTGCCAAGCCGCGATAGATAACATAGATGTTACCTGTGCCAGATGAGGGCGCGGCGTCAAAGGTCAGGGTCGTGCCAGTTGCTGTGTACGACTTGCCAACTCCCGGCTCCTGCTGGACGTTGTTGACAAATACCTCCAGTTCCTCGCCAGTGTTAACGGCGCGGTTAAGTGTAAACACGGTCTGCGAACCAGTGCCGTTGAAGCTCTGACTCGTTACCTTGGTTAACGCTTGCTGAACTGGAGTGCCTATGTATGCCATTATTTACTCCGGTAAGTTGGCTTGTGCTTCGGCGTTGCGCTCTGCGGCGGTCTGTACTACACCCAACTCAAACGCCTGTGCAATCTGGGCATCTTTGCCTGTTGCAATAGCAATTTCATTAGCGTTGCAGTGCGCCACCAGAGCCGCCACGATTTCATCACCAGCAATTCTTGCGCGCTCAGTCACTGCGTTCTCAGCCCACTCTTGCGGAGACAATGCAGCGTATTCTAGTCCTTTGAACTGAGTATCCGTCAGTTCGATTGTGATTGTTTGTGTCATTGTTTTTACTCCGTTGAATTAGCCAATGAGCATAATTGAACCGCTGTTGGCTGTTGTGTCACTACTTGGTAATGAGTAAGCATTAAAGTAAGAAAGGCCGATAGTATCATTAGCAGAGCATGACAAAATTAAACTAATACCCACAGGGGCGTAGCTGTAATTTGCATCACTGGTGTTTAGAGGAAACCACCCAGTAAGTTGACTTGCATTATTCTTTTGAATAGTCGCGCCAGACCAGTTAGTGTAAGTTGCCCGTCTATTGAAAAAAAACTGCACTAAATATTTACCAGCAACAGGGCAAGTAAATAAACCCGTAGTGTTGTTAAAGTGGTTGCCGTCATTTACATGAACTGTTGTCCATGTAAAATTGGTTAAGCCTCCGTTAACACTACCTGCACCAGCAAAGCCCACACCAGAAAAACGAGGCTGATACGGCATCGTGACCCGACCTGAACTGTCGAGAACAAGCCTAGACACAGCATTTGTTTGGGCATCATTTTGCGTTTGAAATTGTAAACCACCGTTATCTAGTCTGATTTGATAGTTTTCATCTGCATTACCGTCTGTTTCTTTTAGAAAGATTGTAGGTCTAGTTCCAGACAAACCTAGCTGTTGATAATCGCTATCGTGAATAAACAAACTGTGTGTTGTGTTGGTTGACGTTCCAATGCCCACGCTGTTATTCGTGCTGTCAACGTAAAGCGTGTTGGTGTCAACGGTGAAGTCGCTATCTACCGTAAGGGAGGCAGACTGATCTACTTGATTTTTTCCGACCTTACTTAGAGCCATCAGGTGATCTCCAGTACAGACAGGGTAACGTCAGCGGCTGATGCCTGTGAAGCTGTCACAGTAATCGAGTCGGCCTCGTTTACAACAATCTTTTGATCTCCACCTACGGCAACAAGAGCGCCCCCAACCGGGACTGGCGCGTCCTTGACGATGTAAACATTATCGCCGTCATCATTTACAAACTGGATATCTACGGTAATCCCTGTAGACAAGATGTTTGCCACGTTCATGCCGATAACTGTCGTTGATGTACTGGCGGGGCAAGTGTAGATGGTGGCTGCGCTTGTCCCAACCGCCGTGTCCGTTACTGTTTTAAATGTATTTGCCATTTCTTACCCCAGTGCAATTGCAAACGCCAATGCGTTTGGGTCTTGTTCAACAAGGTTCACTGCGTTGCCACTAGCATCATTGTAAACCATTTTCTCTGACGGCATTGTACAAAAAACTGTACGAGTGCCTGCTGCCCAGTTGATCTTCTCATCGCCAATTGTCAGCGCCGTGTCGTCCGCCAGCGTCACTGCCGTGCTAAGATCTATGTCCGTCTGACTGTTTACTACGGCGATTGTCAC